ATTGATTCAATTTAATTACCTCCTTTATTTATATTTTTGTTTATGTTTTTGAATTTGTTAAAAAATCGAAAGCCTTGTGGCTGTAGGTGTTGAAAACTTGAAAATTTGATAAAATCTTCGTTTGATTGAAATTTTGAGATTATTCTTGAATTGTTATTATAGAAACGAGAAGAGTCTCGTTATGTTCGTAAGTTAAAATTAATAGACAAAATATAAAAGGAGCGTATTAATATCACTCCTTTTATAAATATGATTAGGATGCATTATTACTTTACTATGAAAAATTCTGTTATAGGCTTAAATTCAACTTCTTGTATTTTACCCAAATCACCATAATAGTGAATTTCAGTCCATTTTCCAATATATCTTTCTTTTATATTCAGTATTTCATTTTTCTTTTCTTGTGAAATATTAAGATTTGCTCTAATACTAAATCCATTCGATGTAAAAATTATATTATCTTCTTCTACATCAGTTATCATAAACAAACCAAATGATTCTTCTCTTTCAACTGATTTAATTTCAATATTATCTTTTATCATGATTCCTCCTATTCATCCAATAGAGGATATATTTCAATCCTCTATTGATTTTATATTTTAGTTTATTATATATAGCGAATCATTTTTACCATGTTGGTATTTGCATTCTCCTTAAAGCACTCTATGTCCATATCAAAAACGGTAGGTTCTCCAGAAGCACTCATTGAAAAGGTTGTTGTAGGCTTAACTTTAACCTTGCCCATTACTAACTGGAATGACTCAGCAACACCAGTAGAAGCATTTGTAAGAGTAGTTTTACCTACGAATTTGTAATAACCAGGGAATGAATTACTAGTAATTGTTACAGTATTTGAATTTGCATCTGTAAGATACTGGTAATATGCAATTACTGTAGTTCCAGCTGGGCAAGAAGTAGCATTAAAAGTAATAGTCTTACTTCCATCACCAGAGGCACTATATGTATTTACTGTAGTCGACGGAGTTCCTAAAGTTTGCTCTAAAGATTCTTCTCCATCTGCGTATTTGTAAATGAATAATGTATTGGACGCACCTATAATTGGAGCTTGCGTAAGAGTAACAATATTAGAAGAATCTGCGGTCAAAATTTCCCAGTGATGCACTTGTGCCACACCAGTCGCTACTGCATTTCCTGTAGACATAGCCAAAGATTTCATGCTTATCAAAGCATCTTGGCATTTTACCATTTCTTCTCTATCAAAATCCCATGTAAGTAATTTTGCGTTTCCTGCGCCACCTCTTGCGGATACTTCTGAAGCCTTTGACTCCAATGAAGTCATTTTCAACGTATCTAATCTAAGTGCTGGCTTACCAGTCACAAGGTTATACAGTACAACGTCACATACCGTTTGCAAACCATATCTAGCCATAAATTATTCCTCCTATTAATCTTTTTTAATTTTACTCATCCAGTGGACAAGTTCGATTTTTTTACTGTCAGCTCCATGAAGGAGTGATTGTATATTAACCGTGTATTCTTCAAGCATTTTCATACGGTTAAAAGCATCATTAAATTGAAACATAGTTAAATCCCAAATATTACTAAGATTAAGATTGTTTCCGTGCCCCGCCAATATTGAAACTAAATCAAATAAGGATAATGACTCCCCATCTTGATTTCCGTTCTTAATTTTACGAACCATTTCTTCTGCCTTTTTCATCTTTTCTAATATTTCTCTTGTTTTTTCATCAGCAACTAATGCCTTTTCTTCTTCTAAATAATCGAGACAGTTTTGTTTTCTTATAACTTTTCTAAATAATTCATAATTGTTTTGATCAATATACTTTTGGGAATCTAATTCTCCCAAATAAAAAAAACCTTGTCGGTTAAATCTGACAGGTTCTTTAATAAAAAACTCAAATGCTTCTATTACTATTTTTTCGTATTCATTATTGTGATAACTATAAGTTGTAATAAAATCAAATGGTGATATATCTTCTTTTATATCATATAACTTTTTTATATCTTCTGTTTCTAAACATAAAATACTTAAATATTGATTATAAATAGTGACTCCAGTTTCAGCAATTTTTTTTAATGTAGTTGGAAATAAAGTACACAAATTATCTATTTTAATTGGCATTCCTGATAATAATTTTAACGATAAATCTAAATCAATCATATTAATTAAATTGAGTTATATCGTAAAGCAAATATATGCCAGAATAGTTTTTGTCAACGAATAATCTACCCATAGAATCGAATTTTATCTTTCCAACACCAGAGAGAAATTGATCATTATATAGGGAATCTATATAATTGGCGATACAGTAATATCTTAAACCATAATCAGTTCTCATATTGGATTTTGGAATTATAATATTAATCAAAATCTTACCAGCTTTGAAACAATTGTTTAATAATTTAAAGTCAGAAAACTCCACTGTTAAATAGTTATTTGCTTCTGTGTTTTCATCAATATTATAAGAATAAGGATAGAGATTACTATACATTAATTCATATGTATCGAAATCTGGCTGTGACAGTGGGTCTGGATTGTCATAATAAATAAATTTACATAAATCAGGACTATCAAAAATCTTCGTTATTATTTTAGTAATATCACTATTTAAGCTATCGAATCTTCCAATCATATCACACCTCCTATATTAAAGATTTTATTCGTATTCTTTTCATTGAGTAAACTCCACCACTTTGATTCTGGGCTTTTAGCTTTACGTAACCATATTGAGAATTATTGTTTGCTTTTACTATGCAGGAATCATAATTTGAAGATGTTATAGATGCTAAATTTGTGCTACTTATACCATCATCAGCCAATATAGACCAATAGCCGTTTATTTCAACTGGACTTCCATTATTACTAAATTCACACGTATAATCATCAACTTGATTATATTTTAGATAATCAACTCCAGATATTGAAACAGAATAATTGTCTTGAACATCTACAATTCCGCTAACCTGAATGCTAACAGAAATACCTTTATATGTAGCTGTTATAGTTGACAGTCCAGTTCCAATGCATGTAATTAATCCGCTAGATGATACTTCGCATACATTAATATTGCTTGATACATATGTAACTATTGGGGTTACTACTAGATCACTATTTCGAGTACACTCAACTAATAATTGTGCTGTTCCACCTAATACATTAAGCATGATAGGACTTGCATTTAATATTGAAATTCCGTCAACAATTTGATTACTATAATAATTAGCAATACCTAAACTTAAATTATCATCCTCTACTATAGAGTCCTCTTTTACCCTAATATTAAGCAAACCAACACTACTAATATTGTCAATTCCAAGTACTTGATAAGCACTGCCAGTCAATATAAACCTAGTATTTAAATCAATATTTGAAGTATCCAATATATTCGGACAAACCAAAATATATTCATCAGCAGTAATTGATATAAATCTATTTTCGTCCATATTTATATTACCCTTGCCAACTATACAAGGAACTTGAAATAAAATGTGGTTTTTATAGAACTTTAATGTGTTGTTGCATTGCATCATTCTTGTGCTTTTATAAGCTTCATTATTATTAATGGCATTAACTACAATATATTTTTCGTTCTTATATTCGACAATTGAACCAGTTTTAACAACACTATCTAAATCACAATGTAATTTTAGATATCCTTCATTTTTATTTATTACATTAGTATATACTTGAACCACTACTTGCTCAATTACGTCGTCTATTTTTACAGAACAGCCTTCATTAGATTGGTATCTTTGAATTTCAAATCTATCTTTGACTTCTTTTATCTGTAATTGTTTAGAAAAATCATCGCCAGATATATCACTATTAGACATCCACTCACTTCTTATATACATTCATTATCACCTTCAATTTCGATGATTTCAGAAATCATTTCAGGTATTCGCTGAATAAAGTTTGAAGTATCAAGCAAATATTTTCTTAATTCTAGATGTTCGGACATAGAAGTATTAAATTCAGTTTCAATCATATTTAAAATTGCATTAATTCTTCTACATTCCTTATCGCATAAAAAAGATAAGGACATTTCGCCTAGATAACTTTTAATTAAAATCTCTTTCAAAATATCCCTCCTTAATTATATTGGTATGTATTGAATTGTTGCTTTAATTCTTTTATATCTTCCTTTAATAACTTCATAGAGTTTTGAATACCATCTAATTCCCGTTTTTTATCTGGCAATGAATTAAAATCCTTGGTTCCGATTTCTCTACGTAAACTAGTTAAGTACGCATTTTTCTTATCATAATATTCATATTTCATTTGCATAGCAATTAACTCTAGTTCATCATCTGTAAGATAATTATTAAAATTACCGTCATAATCAGAATTATCATTTAAAGTATAGTCTAAGTTATTTATCACAAACTTTTTACTTTTTGATATTGCAGAATTTAGCCAATTAAATATTTGTAATTCTAAACCAAATAAGTCGTCATCTATTTTAGAAAAAAACAAGTCATAAGCTTGCTGTAACGGAGTACCCATATTGGTGTCCTCCCTTATATTTTATATTTTTTATTTGTATATTGTTCAAGAAAATTTATTTTTTCAAAATCATTTACTTTATTTTTTCTAGCACATGCTATAATAAAGTCTTTTTCTGCCTCTGTTATAACTTCTTCTTGAATATTTTTTTCAAAAGTTGATTGAGTTTTATACTCAAATAATTTTAAACATTTTTCTTCAGTTAGTATATTCTGCTTACGTTTTCCGTCTTCAGAATCAAAACCAACAAATATTCTCATGTCATCATCTTCAATATACACTCTTGCATGGTCGCCTTTGCCAGTACCCACAAAAAACGCATTATTGTTATCACAACATGACTTAATTTCTCTATTTAAAAGATCAATTGTTCCAAATGGTTTTATTACTTTGTCTGCATTTTGTATTCCATGTATGGCGAAATGTAAATCCCACGAACAAAGTGAGCGAACTGTAGTGTACGAATCCATATTTGGACGAGTATAAGATGATTTACTTTCTGTAATATTATCTTTTATTTTTTCCATAATAACCTCCGCAATATATCATTTTATATAATTATTAGAGAGTACAATTGTACTCTCTAATAATTATATTTTAGTTAATAACTTTTAACTTGTGCAAAATTTGTATCACTAATAAGACCCATCATAGGAAGATATTCAGGAATTAAAACATCTCCAAATTCCATATCAAATCTTGTGATTTCATTTCCCATTACTACATCAAAACCAGACTTAGAAGTAAGCCCACCCCTCATACCGATTTGTAATGGAGCCATTTCTCCAGCTACTAGCAAGAACAAAAGACCATCTGGTAAATACAAATCATAGTCAGTACCAGCAGCATTCAGTTTTGTAAGGTTATAGCTATTTGGAATTTCGGTTACAGGAGTACCGAAAAATGTACTAATCAAACCAGTCTTCATTATTTCTTCAACTGTGGAAAGAGGCAATTGTTTTGCAAGTGCACCTGCTGTATCAGTGTTAAATCCAGAAAACTCATTAATCTGACTTGTAACATTGTAATCGCCAAATATACCGACATTACCAAATCTACGAGCTTTCTTAATAGCAGTTTGTAATGCAGTTTTAGTAATTCCAGCTGCTTCGCTATAGTTTTTAATTCCTGTAGCAGATTTAACAGCTGTATAAAGATCAGATATAACTTTAGCAAATACTTTATTTGTCATATCGGTGACAACTTGTTCAGCAAGAACTCCCTGATTTGAGAAGTTACCAGCAGCTAGTTCTCTATAATTAACAGACATACCACCAGATATTGTCTGAGTTGCCATTTCTCTATAATCCCAAGTTGCAGCTGCGAATGGTACGTCGCCCTGATTTGCTTGCATGCCAGACATTTTACCCTGCAACTTATGTACCTTATAAAGTAATCTTTCGTCGTAAGCAACGTTAATTACATTACCCATAAAGTTAAAAAGTTGAAGTCTTTTCAAAAGTGGTGCTTGAATCTGAACTGAAGTTATAGTATTCAATTCAACCTTTGCCTTACCATCACCAGATTCAGCATTTGCTCCAAGTGTCTTTATGTAATTATATGCTTTATTAGCCTTTTCTCCGTATTTGCTTGTATCTTCACCTTTTGACATTGCAGAAAATATTTCTACTACTGGTGATTTTTCTGTATATTTATGCTCTGGAACAATACTGTTCACTTCCGCATTAGGTCTGAAGTTATTTAATTCTAAACTAGACATATTATTAATCCTCCTTTTTATATTTTAGATTAGTTCTTAACAATCTTACCGTAGAAACCAGTTCCACCAAAAGTTGTTTTTTCAAGTATTTCTATACCAACTGTGTATCCAGTAGCTACAGCTTTCTTCCAAACCAAAGGTGCTGCGGCATCATCTGTGCTATTTGAAGGTACTACAACGTCTCCAACTGCTACGTCAGCATATGCTGTTGTAACTAAGTCTGAAGATAACTCAACTGGAAATCCAACAAGGTCATCTAACTTTATTGCTCTAATGAACTCACCAGCAGCTATTTTATGTTCTGACAATCTCCAAAGTTCAGGCGTTTCTATAATGTTCATAGCAACATAAGCATCACCTGCTTTTGCTCCAGCGGCATCTGCAAAAGCTACTGCCTCTTCTTTGTAGTTTGAACCATTGTCATCGATAGTGAATACATAACCATTTTTTACATCAGTCGCACATTTAACTCTTGGATTATTTTTTGCAAATGTTATAGCCTGAATTGAAGCGAATTTAAATAAACTCATTATTATTTCCTCCTTATATTTTTGTTAATTAAAATAAATCAGATATATCTTCATCTGATTTTTCAGTGTTGTGAATTGCCATAAATAAATCTGAATTATCTGCTGAATTAACTTCTACAGTTTTTTGTATTAAATTAAGTTCTTTAACTTTTTTCACACATAGCTCTGCTTCAGCTTTCTTTAGTCCATCCATATCCATTTTTTCTACATATTCTGATTTTAGAGAGTTAAGCTCAACCTCTGTAAATCCATTTTTCTTAACTTCCTCAACAAAATATGAATTAATTTCAGCCTTCTTAGCTTCTGAGTCTTTTTCTTCTTTAAATGCCCTCAGTGTGTTCAGCTCTTCAGTTACGGAATTAAGTTCAACAGTTTTTGCTTCAATATTTTTATTTGCTTCAACTATAGCACTATTTAATTCTGAAATTTTTGAATCTGAATCTGTCAATTTAGATGTTAGGTCATCTAATTTAGCATTAATTTCAGCCAATTTAGTTTCATCCATCGTATTACTACCTCCTTTGTTAGTATTCATTTCTTGCTTTTTACAAGCATTTTTTTCTTCTTTATTATTGAAATCTTCCTTCATGGAAGACATATCAACCATTACTTCTTCTACTTCATTGACGGATTTCCAATCTTCCTCTACTTCTACAACATTGCTAAGAGTAATTTCTCCATTAGTGATTGCATAAGTGACTTTCCAATATTCACCAGCTTTACAGTACTGTTGCATAATTACATATGATTCAGTTGGATAAAATTTATGTATATTGTAGTCATAGCACCAATCGCTACAAGTAGGACACATAAGCTTGTTAAACGCTTTAGTTATAATTGAACAAATATCATAATAATTTAAAGCATTCATTTCAAATGTCTGTCCTTTTATTGTTCTCTTTTTATTTTTCAATTCTGTGGTCACATCCTTTTCGGTATTATTTTTATTTAATTGATTGACTTCTAAAACTACGGCTGAATCATCGGCAGCCTCAATCACATATAAAATTGCGGAAGCTGTGTAACAATAATCTTGAGGTATTCTGCCTTTTTCTTTGTATCCACCATCATAAACTATTTCTGTATTTGGAGATTTAGCTCCTATTTCAATAGATGTGGTTATTTGTTCGGAATCCATAGTTTCCTTTAGCCAATCAACAAATGAAGTGAATCGTTGTGAGAATAAATAACCTTCAGCTAATAAAACTTTCTTATCTTCTCCATTTATTTCTACATTGCTTATATATGCTTTTTCAATAGAGCCTACAACAACTGAAGAATTGCCAAAAGATACAGTGCCATCATCTAAAATTTCAAACTCTCCATGTCCAGAAGGTATTGTATTTGCTTCATCTAAAAACGAAACACAAATAGGCATTCCAATACATGAGTCTATATTATTTTCTGTATATGTTTCATTCCATGATATGCCGTTTTTATTATAAGTATCTGAGGAATCATATATCTCATGCAAGGCAATCTTTATTGAGCTTCTACCTGTAACTTCATTCATTTTTGATATTTCAATAATTTTATTTTTCAATATTTCACCTCCTAATTTAAATCAAAATAAAAATAGTTACATATTTAGTAACTATTTTTATAAGTTTAATCAATCGTTTTATTTTTTAGTTGATGGTTTTGGATTTCCATTACTTCCGTTTGATTTTGATTTTACTGTATTGTCATTTTTAGAAGAATCATCTGACGGTCTACCATTGGAATTTGAATCTCCATTATTAGTAAATGCGGTTATATTTGGAGTAAATAATGTAGAATAATCATTATCTGATTCCATTTGTTTTATTGCAACATAATCATCAATATCATAACCAGCTTCAGCAACTACATGAGAAATAGTACCACCACAAAGGGTATACAACTCCTTTGCCCTACCATAGTTTTCTGTCTGATTTAAAATCGAAGTTCTTAAATACTTTATATCTATGATCTCATTTCCTTTGGAGTTAGTAAGACTATTTAAAACTCTACTGTATTCATATGCAATTTGTTCAACTAAGGCAAAAACTTGTGTTAATACTAAGTTGATATTTACGGCAAGTGTTGAATAGCTTGCACCACCATTTCCTTGAGCATTCAAGCTTGCACCAGCGAAGCCCAACGATGTAGATATTTTATTTATATTTTCATCACTTAACGTATCTTTTAATAAGGATGCATCTTTGGTCATACGCTCTATTTTTGCACCAGGGGCGAGCGTCACTTTACTTACTTTGGATTTACCACTAGTATTTGCTGTATTTACAGTTATTGCTCCTTCAAATGCAGATACCAATGCTTTTTGCTGATCTTTATTTAATGAACACGCTCCTGTTTTTTCACCTTCTGGAAGCAGTAACATATAAATACTACTTGCCAAATCACTAACTGTATTTATTTGAGATGTATAATAATCCTCTGCAAATCTAATATCAAATAAAGCAGCAAGCCCAAGAGGACGCCCGAAAGGTTCTCTAATATTTGCATTTAATTTTAAGGCAATAGTAGTCTTAGGATTAAGAGTAAACCATTGTTTAGATGCATCTTTTTTATATGCAATGTAAGCTTGAATGAAATCCAATGGAAAATTTTTAATTTCATGTAATAGTCCCCCATGCTTAAACTGGTCAAAATACATCAAATTAAAAGCTACAACTTGCACATTATTCTGAAATCCAATAAACTTACAATAATCTAAATCCAATGGTTGAATTTGCATATTATCATCTAAAGATAGACCTTCTAATTGTTCAAGACTATCAATAAAGCCTTGCTGTGGCTGAATATCTTTATTATTTGCAGAAGTATTCCTGAGTATTCCAACATACATCCCATCAATATAGCAATTTAACAAAATGTCTCTAGTTGTAAGTTTATGATTAATCTTTTTTAAAATTTGTTTAAAATACTTTCGTTTCTTTTGATTAGTAAGGGTATTTTCATTACAAACAGTAATGGAATCTAAAGTAGGAATGGTTGTCATATAAGAACAAACATTGGCATATTGACCATTACTGTTATATGCCTCTCTTGACAACTGCCTTAACTCACGGTTATATCTCATGGGATATTTTATATATAATTTTAATTGTTCAACAGAAGTTCCACTTGCTAATGATTCTTGAAAAAAGTAGGTTGAAGTCGTCATTGAATTCAATTCAACAGCATGAGAAGTTTCGAGTGGGATAGATACTATATTTTCTTCCAATTAAAAACCTCCTTTCTATTTGTAATAGTTTTATATTTCAGTTAACTATAAGTAAATACAAAATCATAATCATCATCTTTTTCATCTTGCTCTAGAAATTGAGCTATATAATATAACGCATAAGCAACAGCTGAATATCTATCTTTGTCTACTCTTTTTATAACTTGCTCAACAGTAATGCTATTTTGAGTTTTCTTTAATTTTAAATTAGCAACTTCGTCAATCAATATTTGCATTTGAGAACACGCTACCTCAAATTCTAATTCGCTATCTTCTTTAGATAGGTGTGATCTAATATCATCAAATGGTTTTACCAATTTTAATTTATTGGATTCAACACTATCAATGAAGATTCTAATTATATCCCCGTTTATTCCTTGAGATTTTAAACCATATATAATATTTGGAGCATCTTTAACTTTTGGTTTATCGTCTGTATTGATAGTTCCCCAGCAACCTAATTCTTCATTAGTTTCAGGATCAGTTACATCTTCTAGCAACTTTTCTAGCAAGCCTTGTCCAATAATATTTGTATCAATTACAACTGCTTTTACCCTTGATTTAGCTAAATCTAAATTGCCACCATATTTATAAAAAATTCTTTTCACTACAATAGATTGTTCTTCATAATTCAATCCATTTGGAGGAGTTACTATATTAACTAACTGGACTTGACGTATTGAACCAGATTGATTCCTAATTATTTTAAGAACAATGATAGCAGTCTTATTATTGGAATCCGCATTACTTCTCGCAACGTCAACTCCAATAACATATTCGCATAAATCTAAATTTCCTCGCTTATCTTTAGGACATTCTAACTCAGGCATACTTAATGTTCTAGCTTTAATTAATTTGCTAATATTAATAAGACCGCCATCACTTACACCTATCCAATCACACAGATAATTTTGACGGAATCTTATTATATTATTTTTTCTTGATTTATCAATTACTGATTTTTTTTGTCTTCCAAAATGAACAGGAATAAACCAATCTGAGCCAAATACAAAAGACCCTTGCAAATCAATCATATTATGAGACATAGTTAGTATTTTCTCATATTCATCTGAATTTTTATAACCACTTGTACTATATCTATTTATTTGCCCATTTAGTTCTTCTGGATCAGTTTCACTGGTCATAGTAGTTCGTGCAATATTAAAAATAGGCTCTATTGCATCATCATAAGTTTCTTTATCAATTAATGCCGATTCTTCTAAGCCTCCACGCCTACGTCTAAGACCTTTTGATGTTTGGGAATTTGCCAAACTATCAACAATGCTACCATTTACAAATTCAACTCTGCCCGTATCTTTAGAAAAATTTGCTGTTTTAATATTATCTGCAAAAGATGGATAGAATCTTAAAATTTCATCATGTTTGTCTTTCCATATTTTAACAGCACTTTCTTTTGTAGATGCTGTTACCGAAGTTGATATATTGGGAAAACAGCAAGCTGTATGATATTGATTCATAATATGTATTAGTGTTTTTGAAATACCACGAGGAGCGCAAAAATAGTTTTCAGGAAATCTAGATACTAATCTAAGCATCACTCTTTGGTGTAAATCAAAAATTAACCCACCTATTTCTGGTTTATACATATCCCAAAATATATCAGGCATCCAGCGAAGAAATGAACACAATTCGGTAAATTCTACTATATGTTTAGATATTATAGTTGAATTATATTCAGAAGATTTAAATGGAGTCTCAAATTCACATTCGTATACATCATATCTATCTTTTGTGTGTTTATCGTTTTTAGACTCAAAATTTGAAAAACTTGCCATTACATATCACCATCCTCATAGATAGGCTCTTTGTAAACCTCTCCTAAATCTCGAAATACATTATTCCTTTTTTTCTTTTCTAATAATATAGTTTTATTATCATATCCCTGTTGTTTAAAATGTTCATTAAGCATTTCATCGTAGAAATTCCAAATATCCCTATAAACAATTCTTGATTTATCTTCTAATCTACGATTGTAATTGACTATACACCAAATAATTAAATCTGCATCATCATAAGGTTGCTCTTTTAGATATGGCAACGTTGGTATAATGCCGACAGCAGATTCAACTGCTTCAAATAATTGAGGAAGTAAATCAACTCCTCCGCTAATATCAGATTTTGATAACTGAGAAACGTTGATCTTAGCTGCTGTTGCAGCATCTTTAGCTAATGCTGCCCAATCTTTTGCATCTCTTACGTCGCCTTTGGCGGTTGCCATTTCTTCCTTAACTCTAAATCTAATATAAGTTTTTAGTCCTTCGATATGTAAAGATGTTTTTTCTCCATAATTGTCTATAAGCTTATTCCATTTCTTCTCAAAGTAATTATACTCATCAGTAGAATAGCCAACTCCCCATTTTTCAACTATATCATCAGTAGCAATAAAATCATATTGATTATCTTTCATATTAGAATTTGATTGCGAACTTAATTGAGGTTGAAAAACCGAGTCCCTCCAAATTAAATTACGATTTTGTGGAAGCGATAAATTTTTCATATATACCCCAAAAGAATCTCCATTTTCTTGTAATGAAGATTTCCAAATATCGTACACATATGGTCTATCTATAATTTGTAAGGTACTTTTCAGTTTTTCTAAATTAATAACTCCATTTTCGTCGGCTACCATTTTTTTTAAACATTGCTTTGAATATGGCAATAAACCAGTGGTATGCACAGGATTATAACTTACATAAAAGTCACTTCTTTTTTTTAACTCCCCACAACATGCACAAGACAATGACTGAACCTTATTTTGCACCGTGGGAGCTTTCTTTTGTCTTCCAGCCATTAAATCACCCCTTAAATTCCTTTTAATCAAATTCACATTTTATATAATTTTGGACATAAAAATACCTGTCTGAACCTACAGACAAGCACTATACACCCAAAATTCAATTATTAATCTTCTTCAAATTCTTCTATTTCATCACTGAGTTGACCAAT